TGACGGCACCAAAGCGCGCACCATCACCGGCATTGCCGTGCCGTACAACGTCACCGCAAACGCCAGCGGAACAGAAGTAATGTTCCTGCGCGGCAGCCTCCCAGTCGAGGGCAAAGCCCCCAAGCTCTACATGCAACACGACGCCAGCCAAGCAATCGGTCTTGTCACCGAGCGCGACGATGACGAGGAAAACATGTATTTTGCGGCCAAGGTCAGTGCAACTGCGCTAGGGGATGAGGCTCTGATCTTGGCAGCAGATGGCGTATTAGACAGCGTGTCAGTAGGCGTAAACCCCACACGGTTTAGCTACAACGAGGCAGGCGTCATGGTCGTCGAGGCTGCAGACTGGTTAGAGCTGTCGCTTGTGCCTCAGCCCGCATTTGCGGGGGCGACCATCAGTGAAGTAAATGCCAGTATTCACACAAACCCAGAAAATTTGTGCAATACTGAATCAGAAGACCCGACAACGGAAACAGAACTACCGGAGGAACCCGAAGTGTCAGAACAAGCCGCACCTGAAGTTATCGAAGCAAGCGCACAGAAACTGTTTGCACAGCCAAAGCGCCAATTTGCTATGCCATCACCTGCTGAATACCTTGCAGCAATGCACGCTGGCGGCGACACGTTCCAAAACGTTAATGCTGCATACAAAGAAGCAGTGCGCTCACAGCAGACAGCATTGCAAGCAGCAGCTGGCGACGTGCTCACAACTGACACGCCAGGCCTTTTGCCAGTGCCAGTTCTTGGCCCATTGTTTCAAGACCTTAACTTTGTGCGCCCAGTCGTTAGCGCTTTTGGCGCTCGCGCAATGCCAAACACACCAAGCAAGACTTTTGTCCGCCCAACCATTACCACGCATACCAGCGCAGCAACTCAGACTGAGGGCTCAGCAGTAAGCGCAACTACAATGGTTATTGCGTCTAACACAGTTACCAAAACAACTGTTGCTGGCCAAGTCACCTTGACAATGCAAGACATGGACTTCACAGACCCATCGTCTATGAACCTAATCTTGAATGACCTTGCTGGTGAGTACCTCATTGCGACTGACAACATTGCAGCCGACAACTTGGTTAGTGGCAAGACTGCGTCGGGCTCGACATGGACTGTTACAGCCGACAACCCAAGTTCACTTATTAGTGCTTTGTACGACGCAGCACGCGAAATTACCGAGGACAGCAACTATTTCCCAACACACTTGTGCGTAAGCCCAGACGTATGGGAAAAGTTGGGCTCACAGCTTGACGGCTCAAAGCGTCCTATCTTGGGTTACACCACAAACGGCGTTATTGGTCAGAACAGCATTGGTCGCGTAGGTGGTCTTGCTTACACTGGCATGGACGTAATGGGCCTGCAGCTTGTTGTTGACAACAACTTTGCATCTGGCACCATGCTTGTGGTTTACGCACCAGGCTTTGAGATTTACGAAGCACAGCAAGGCATTTTGAGCATTGCAAACCCATCTACGCTCTCACGTACATTCTCCTACTACGGCTACTTTGCAACATTCGTTGCCAAGTCGAGCTTTATTCAGGGAATCGTAATCGCCTAATTAGAAAGGCGGAGCAGCTGTGGCTGTCTACGGAACACAAAGCAAACAACTGCTAGACAACTACGCAGTTATACAAACGCTGGAACCTACAGAAATAGTTGTGGGCCAGCAGGTAACTGTTGGCAGTTTAGGCGCACCGTTTAACGGCACATTTACTGTTCTTGATATACCGCTGTACGAGTACATCGGCGTTGACGGCCAGTCAGGCGCGCTCATGTTTAACGCAAACGTGCCTAGAGAAAACCAAGTGCTGTTTGCCTGCACAGGCTCAGACGTTTTATACACAGTCGTATATACCGGCACAGTCACCTATACGCAGAGTTGCAGCTGGGTAACCGTCGCTCAATGCGAAACCTATTTGGGCATAGATATCGCAGACCCGAGCGACGATTACACTCTGCTTACGCAGGCCCGCAACGCCGGCAACGATTTTGCCTATCGTCGTAGGCAGGAGTCAGGCTATGCAGACTCATTGACTACTTCGCCTGGGCACGATGTCACGCTGGGTACTCTGATGTATTGCGCAGCGTTGTGGCGTAGTCGAGGCAGTACGCAAGACACGTTTGCAACCTTTGACGGTATGGGCCAAGCAAACGTTAATGCCATGACGCCAGTTATTAAGCAGCTGCTAGGCATTGACCGCCCGCAGGTTGCCTAATGGCTTACACAGACCTGTTTAACGAGGCAATCGCTGACGTTACAGCCACACTGCAAGCCGTTACAGGCCTGCGTGTCGTAAACGATGCAACAAAAATAGTGCCTAACTGTGTGTTTCTTGACGCCCCAAGTTTTGAGACTATTGCAGGCGGCGGCAACATTGTGCGCATGACATTCCAAGTAAAGGTCATCGGCACAGGCCCAGCAGGCCTGCCAGTACTGCAGAAACTGTTGAGCATTGCAGCCAGCGTGTTAGCAAGCCCAATTATTGTAATGTCAGGCCAGCCAGGTGCAGTCGAAATGGGCGGGGCGACCTACCCGTGTTACAACTTGCAAATGGCTTTACAAGCACAGACAGCATAAAAGTGCTACCCTCTATCCATATCGAAGTGTTACCACGGGAGACAAAATGGCAACTTCAACATATCTAACTAACCCGACAGTGAACCTTGCGCCCACAACTGGCGGCGCAAAAGTTGATTTAACTGACCAGTGCCGTAGCGCAACCATTACCCTTGGCGTTGACAGCCTTGAGGCGACAGCCTTTGGCGACACAGGCCACCGTTTTGTGCCAGGCTTGCAGACCGTTGCAGTAGATCTTGAAATGTACCTGTCGTACGGCGCTGGAGAAGTCGAGGCAACTTTGTTTGCCAACGTCGGCACTGGCACAACAGAGTTGACTATTTCGCCATCAGGCACAACCGAAAGCGCAAGCAACCCTGAGTACACAATCATTAACATGCAGCTTGTCAACTTCACGCCCATTGCAGGCGCTGTAGGCGAACTCTCAATGGTTACCGCCTCATTTGTTGGCGGCACATACGCGCGCGACACTACAAGCCCATAAACAACCCGACGCAAGGCGGCAGACATGCAAATAACATTAAAACTCGATACGGGCGACGGCCCGCACCAGGTCACAACAAACCTTTGGTGCGCTGTGCAATGGGAACGTAAATATAAGCGCAAAATGTCAGATCTAGCACAAGGCATCGGCGCGGAGGATTTGGCTTATCTTGCGTGGGAGGCCAGCAAAAAAGACGGCATTACAGTGCCAGTTGTCTTTGATGACTTCATTAAAAAACTGGTAGCAATGCCGGAAGTTGTTGAGCAGGAAGACTCTAACCCTACTCAGGCGGCTACAGACTAGCTCTTTGTCATCTTCTTTTAGAGACTGGCTTTTGGCCGCCGAACATAGAATTTTTGAGCGCTGACCTAAACACTTGCATTAGTATTATGAACAAAGCAAGGCAGCAACGATGACAGCGACAGTTAACACAGAACTTGTGGGTATCCGAGAGGCTGTGGCTGCGCTGAACAAAATTGAGCCTGGGCTACGCAAACAGTTTGCTGCAGAACTCAATCAGATAGCCGCGCCGGCAATACAGGCCGCCCAGCAGCGCTACTCGACTTTAGGCGTGCCGTTGTCTGGCATGTCTAAACCGTGGTCTAGCAATGGTCGCAAACTGTTCCCATACGACCCTGCAAAGGCGTCTAAGGGCGTCAAAGTCAAATTGGATACAAGACGCAACAACGATGGCGTAATCGTCATACAGCAGACCGACGCAGCCACCGGCATATTTGAGACAGCAGGCCGACGTACCAGCAACAACCTTGCAACCAATCTAGGCAACACGCCCCAACAGGGCCGCACCCGCATTTTTGGGCCAGCCGTTTACAGCCAGATACGCGCCATTACAACCGAAATTGAGCGCGCAGCGTTGCGCGTCATTAACCGTGTTAACAGGGACTTCAAATGATTTCCATACCCATTATCAGCAGCTTTGATGACAAGGGCATAAAAAGTGCTGTGCGCGAATTTAAGCAGCTGGAGACCGTAGGCCAAAAAGCGCAATTTGCCATTAAAAAGGCGGCTGTACCAGCGGCTGCAGCGCTTGGCGCTGTGACTGCCGTTATTGGCGACAGCGTTAAAGCGGCGATAGAAGACCAGGCGGCACAGGCTGGCCTTGCTCGACAAATTAAGGCAAGTACTGGCGCCACTGATGCACAAGTGCAATCTGTTGAGTCTTACATTTCTAGCCTTGCCAAGAGCGCGGCAATATCGGATGATGAGGCGCGGCCAGCGTTTCAGAAGTTAGTGGTTGCCACTAAAGACGTTACAAAAGCGACAGAGTTAATGAACTTGGCCACTGACGTAGCCGCGGCGACAGGTAAGCCGCTGGTCGATGTCAGCGAGGCATTGTCAAAAGGCTATGCGGGAAATATGAAAGCGTTAGGCGCGCTTAGCCCAGAGATTAAGGGCATGATTTAAGACGGCGCAACGCTTGCTGAGGTGCAGGCCGTATTAACCAAAAACTTTGGTGGCGCTGGCGAGGCTGCAGCAAAC